TCTTCAGTAAGTATCTTAAATTCCATACCTCTGTCATTGCACCATTCAATTGCTGCATTCCATTTTGCTTCATTAACACCCCATGTACGAACCTCATTGATGAACCGTTTGGTTTTACGTTTGGGAGGTTTAGGTGGGCCACATTGTATCTTTGGTTTGACTTCGATAATCATCTTTTTGATGGTTTTATCTTTTTGTTTGACTTTTATATAGAAATCTGGGAAATATCGGTGCATTCGGCCATCTAGGGGAGATATATATGGTATGATAACTTCTTCACTGCCCCACTCTAGTATTGCACTAGTATTGTCACAGTACACCATAAATCTACGCTCCCACAAAGAACGATACACAATCTTCTTGACATCCCCCCTATATTTTGTTATATTGGTAGGTATGAATTTTCCACTATACGCCATGACAAACCTTATAAATACTTTTATGAACTATTACAGGAGTATTTAGACATGGCGAGATATACTGGCCGAAGACTTGGCAACTCTGAGATTTTAGAGTATGGACTTTCAAGATCAAACAATGCTAGGCATAAGGTAATGTTTCAAGCGATGGAATATCATGCACCAACGATGTTAGCTACTGGTACTGCTACAGAACCAACCAACGATTCAAGAAATATGGTTGTACCAAGGCCGCCAATGTATAACTCACAGGGGTCTGTTAGTCTATATCTTCCTGCTCAAATTAATGTGTCACAAAAATCAAACTATGGTGAACCAGAAATGGGTGCAGGCGTTGCTGGAATTGTCAACGCTGCTCAAAGCTTTACTGGAGCAAATATGGATTCAGCAAAAGCAGTTCTTGGTTCAGTGGCTAAATCAGCAGGTGCCGGCGCTGGAAAGGGCCTTGCAACGCTGGTTGATCAAGTGGTCACAGGTGGTAAAGCAGGAATGGAGATTGCTTCTGGTGTAACTAGGAACAACTCTACTGAGTTAATGTTTGAGGGTGTAGACAGACGAAACTTTTCATTTTCTTTTAGAATGATACCGCACAATGCAGACGAAGCGAAAGCAATTCAAGCGATTGTAAAATATTTTAGATTTCACATGGCGCCACATGTACCAGATGTCAAACAATACGGACAATCGTTAGCCGCTCCTTCTGTATTTAATATTACTTACCCTGAGAAAGATGATAAAGATAAATTACATAAGATATTTCACAGTGTTTTAGAGAGTATTGATGTGAAATATGGTGGAGAACGTCCACAGTTCTATCACGATGATCGACCAACAGAAACAGAAATAACTCTACAGTTTAAAGAACAAAATATCCTTACCAAAAGACTAATAGCGGAGGGTTACTAATGTATTTTATGCATTTTCCAAAAGTCGCATATGATGTAAAGGGTGATGGGGTAACAACTCAAATGACTGATATCACTCGTAGAGCGAGAATATCACAGAACTCCATTATCTATAAAGCTTCATATGACTATTATGATGTCGAAGATACTCAGAAACCAGAAGATATTGCATATGACTATTATGGAGATGCTAACCTACATTGGATTATTCTAATGGTTAACAACATCAATGATATCTATACAGATTGGCCCATGTCAGTGACTCGACTTGAAAGGTACACGAAGTCTAAATATGATAATGTAGACGCTATTCATCACTATGAAATATACCAAGAATCGGGTGATACTACAGTCACAATAGAGTTACCAAATGATGCTGCTCAGACTATCCCTGTTGACGCAACTGCAATTACCAATGCTGAATATGAAGAGGCAGAGGTAGAGAAGAAAAGAAGAATTAGACTCATTCGTCCCGAATATGTAGACACAATACGAGAAGAATTTAGAAAATCCATTAAGGCGTAACAATGTCCAAACTTGAATATGCAGGCGAATATATAATAGATGTGTGTAAGATCGCTTCAACAAGCGGTGAGATTATTGACATCACAACTATGGTATCAGCAATCAATATCTTTGAAAATATTTTCAAGACAGCACTTACTGGTGATATTGCTATTGTAGACACAAACAACCTATTGACCTCTCTTCCAATCATTGGACAGGAGAAGTTGATTTTAAAGTTGTCAACACCTCAATCTGGTGTACCTGATAGAAACTCATCACTAGACTTTACAGAACATCCACTATACATCTATAAGATTGACTCTAAGGTAGAAGTAAATCCTGGCACTGTTGCATTTACTCTTTCTTTCACAACTGCTGAAGCGGTTCGTAGTAATAGGATTCGGGTAAGTCAGGCATTTGATGGAGAGCCTGCTAAAGATATAGTCCAAAAGATTATTAGAGATGAAGACTTACTAAACTCCAAGAAAGAATTCTATTACGAAGAGACAGCAAACAACTACAAGTTTGTATCTCCTAACATGCGTCCATTCGATTTCATCAATTCAATTACAAAAAGATGTCTATCTGCTGAGTACAATTTTGCACCCACATTCCTATTCTACGAGACATGTAAAGGGTTCTTTTTTAGGTCTATTGACAGTATGATGGACAGAAAGAATGTCAGAGCAATCTTTCTTGATGATACTGGTAATTTAAGTGAATCAGATTCGCTCCGACATATGATGAATATGATTGAATACAACGTAGTGGGTTCTACTAATGTTATGATGAATATGCGAAAAGGTATGTATGCGTCTAACCTTTTAATGATTGACTTGGTTAACAAGACTGTAGAGAATTTTAATTACAACTATTTTGATAGTTTTAAAGAAGGTGAAAAACAGGACAAACATGTCGATACTCATAAGAACTATGCTTCAGACTCCAAACCTTTAGCATCTGAGTGTTTTGATGACTTTGATAATCTCCTTGTAGATTATGACCAATCTACTGTGTACATGCAGGCTGTGGACAGAAACCAGCCAGGCGGGTTGTTATCAGTACGACACACTGGACAGTATGACTATACTGGAACAGACAGTTGGTTGCAACGTAGAAAGGGTAGATTTGCAGCAATGGATGCTGCAATAACTCTGAACATAACAGTTCATGGACATACCGCTTATTCTGCTGGTGATATGATTGGTATCAACATTAAAAACAAAGACATAAGAGATATGGTTGATATTCCTGGCGACCCATACTACAGTGGTAGGTATTTGATTACTAAAATGAGACATAAATTCACACAAGGGGTCGAGGGAAGACCTAAACATACCTGTCACATGGAAGTTGTTCGTGATACGGTTAGAGAAGCGTATCCAGCAAATGGTGTATCGTTTAAAGATGCACAAGATGTATCCCCGATAGATCAATTAATCCCAACGGGCGAGGAAGATCCAAACCCAATAACATACTAAGGAGGGCCAAAGTACAACTCAATTTTTCGTAATGATAAACATTCACAATTAACGAGGTAACTTATGACCACTAAACTCAAAAACAGACTTAAAAAGATGAACTTCCAAGGAAGACTGAACCGAAGGGTTGAAAATGAGGATACAGGGGATGATAAATACTATGAAGAGATTTACACAAACAAAATTCGAGAGTTGTTAGGACAAACTAATGAAGACATTTCAAGACGTACAAGAGGGAGTTTACGACCCCAACATATTTAAGGCAATCTTTCTAGCTGGTGGCCCAGGCAGTGGTAAATCCTATGTTGTTCGTAAGACTACTGGTGGCTTGGGTATGAAGATTGTTAACAGTGATGATATCTATGAAAAGATGTTGAAGGATGCTGGTATGGAAGCCACACCAGAGGACATCTTCTCAGACAAAGGACAAGAAATTCGTGTAAAAGCGAAGAACACCACTAAAGTAAAACAGGGTGGATTCTTGAACGGTAGACTAGGTATCATTATTGACGGTACAGGTAAGGACTATAGTAAGATAGCATCACAGATGCAATCACTCAAAGGCCTTGGATATGACTGCTCTATGATCTTCGTTAACACCTCACTGGATACTGCACAGGAACGTAATAAAATGCGTAAACGTACATTACCAGAGAAACAGGTTGCTCAGATGTGGAATGAAGTGCAAAGAAACATTGGTAAATTTCAATCTCTTTTCGGTTCCAAAGACTTTATCATTGTAGATAACAATGACGCTGGTGAAGACGTATTCCTCAAGGTTTGGAAACGAATCAGCAAAATAGTCAAGGCAAAAGTAACTAATACTATCGCCAAACGATGGGTCGAACAAGAGTTGAGTAAGAAGAAACGATAATAATAAAATATTTTTGATAAAACTTTTAAGTCCTTGTTTTGCAAGGACTTTTTTTTCGACTTTTTTTCATAAAACACTTGACTTGTTACGATAACAATGGTATAATAGGTATATAAAGTGAGAAAAGGATATATTATGAATAAAAAACTATCAGAAGCTTGTGGATGGATTGGAATGATTCTAATTCATGGTGCAACTGCTCCAACATCAATCTCAGTTCTAATGGGATGGTCAACTGAACTGCCCCCATTGAACTTCATACTACTTGTATGGATGGGATTAGCACTGTTCCTAGTCAGGGCTATCGGTGCCAAGGATACCTTGTACATCGTATCCAATGCAATCGGGTTCGCATTAAACAGTTTATTGTTAAGTTTAATTGCATTTAGTTGAAAAAAAGACTTGACATATGTTGTGAAAACATGTATAATAGGTATATAAAGTGAGAAATGGAGATATATTATGATTAAATCAATAACAATGTCAGAATTGACACAGTTGCAGAAGGACTATGAGTCTGCTGTAGAGAAGAAGCAAGAGTGGATTATTCAGGCGATGGATATCGTCTTTGAGAAAATCGACTTGGGTAAGATATTAATTGACACGAGGGTAAAATAATGAACGAATTACTATTAATAGTGGCTTTAGTCGCCGCAACCAGTGAACAGGATGTGAAGAGACATGTTGTACAGGGGTATGTTCCCCAAACAATAGCAACTCAGGTGCTTGACATTGACACTTATATGTTAACAAGTACACCTAAACATGAGATGAGATGTTGGACTGCCAACATTCACCATAGTGATGGTTCATTCACACCAAAAGTACAATGTAATTAGGAGAAAATATGACAATATATTTAGATATGGATGGAGTCCTCGCAGACTTCTTTAAGGGTTTGGAAGACTACTACAATGTTAGACATTGGAAACAAATTATAGATAAAGAGAAATCAATTCAAGCCCTACAAGGGACAGATTTCTTTAACACTTTGGATGTTTTCGAAACATCTCAAGAGTTGGTTGATTTTGTTAAGTCAACTGGTGATTGGGGTATTTGTTCTTCGCCTCTCAGGGGTGACAGGGACAACTCTGCATACTGGAAAAGAGTATGGTTAACAGAGAAACAGTTCTTGCCTGAGGTGGATAAGTTGATATTCACAGGACAGAAAGAGAACTTTGCCACTGATAAGATTGATGGTAAACCCAACATTCTGATAGATGACAAACCATCTAACATCAAAAAGTGGGTTGCTGCCGGTGGTATCGGCATCAGGTATCAAGCTAATGAGGATGACCTAGAAGAGTACTTGTTTGAAGAGATTAAGTACGCTCTTGGTTCGTTATAAGAACATTGATTCTTATTCCAAAAAGGTATAAAAAAAGTGAAAATAATTGAAAAAAACACTTGACTTTGTTCTCAAAACAACGTATAATGGTTACATAAGATAGAGAAACCAATAGAGAGAGATGATTATGTTTAGAATTCCTAGTTTTCACCAAGAAACACCAACTTGGGCAGAAGCGACTGCCACTATCACGAGTCACGGTCGTGGCGACATGCTTGAAGGTATGATGGCAATGGATCGTAAGTGGACTGAATGGTGCGCTAGTGGTGAAGAGGATGATGATGATTTCTACTCAAACTGGTGTTATGAAGTGAATGCATACAATGTTGTGCATGAAGGAATGAGTCAATTGTTTGCCCCCAAGGAATAAAGGAAGTTTAATGAATTATGTATTGATTGAAAAAGGTGTAGTAATTTCAGAAGAGGGTTGCTTCGGCAACGCTGCTGAGTTACAAATGGTTCTTGAAGAGATGGGACGTAAAGTGACTGTTATGGAAGAGTCCGTTTATTGGGGACAGATGTCAGAGATTGCAGAGATGCAACAGGCCGCAGAAAGTGGAGTGAGTTTAATATGAAATATGTAGGTTATGTAATTGGATTTATAGGGTTTTTTATCCTGTTGGGTACTGCTGGTGCAGACTGTGATGGAAAATGTATGGAAAACTCCTTGACAATGGTAGAGATTTTAAAGTATACTGTACTAGGAATCTCACTAATGAGTTTAGGAGTAATAATAGGAGTGAAATATGATTAATATTTTAAAATATGAGGCAGATGATTATGTCAACATAAACGGTTCTTGTCTTCAAGGCAAGATACAAACAACTTATCTAGAGTTATGTGAGGTGTTTGGTAAACCAACCTACACTGACGCTGATCCTTATGAGAAGGTTAATGCTGAATGGTCAGTAGAAGCAGAAGTGTCTGATGACTATGATGAGGTGTCTACTAAGGTATTCACTATATATAATTGGAAGACAGGATGTATTCCAACAGAACGTACAGACTGGCATATTGGAGGGTTTGGATATGAAGCTATTGAAATCGCACAAACAATACTCGACACAAGACTATCTTAGGTTGATAGAAAATGCCGAAAGGGCGTACATTAGATGTGTAGAATCTGGTTCTAAATGGGGCCAGAACTATTGGAAGGGGGTCGTTGGTGAGTTGTGTAAACAAGCAACAGTCCATTAGTGACCTTGCAGAAAAATATGGTGAGTCCATAGATAATCTATCTATGGAAGTTTTGATGGAGGCAATATATAATGAGCGGCATGCACCTAATGCCCGTCTACTACAACAATCTGAACAGCAGACGGAAGAAGAAAAAGGTTAACCCAGAGAAGTACACAGTTGCTTGGAGGGAGTATAACAAGTTTCTAAAATCTATACGATGTCCAGTGTACACGCTTGATGAGTACATCAACTATGTACAGGGTAACGTAAAGAAACCTAAAGGGGGAAAGTGTTACGGTAGCACGACAGTCTCCAACACTGTAGGTCGGGGTTCGACTCCCTGTCCCTCTGCCAGTATTCCATCTTTAGGGAATGGTATTGGTAACGCCTTGAAGAAGGAACGTCCAAGGTACAATGGTGATTTAGTCATTGGCCAGGCGTATAACAAGGGTGGGATGCAAGTCCTATCGACACAAGAAGCAAATGACCCAGATACGGGCAAAAGGAGATGATGAATGGCTTTTGAAGTGAAAAAAATGGGCAAACTTGCCGACATGCTTGAAGAACGAGCCTATGATTGGGTTTTTCAAGATGTCCAAGAAACCTATGGTGTGGACAGTCTAGAAGACTTGACAGAAGACATGATTGAAGAAATGCAAGACTACCTAAATGGTGAGGAATGGATTGAAGGTTATGTTGTAATGGTTCTACAGACAATAATTGACGGTTGGGAAGGAGAGTCGCAAGATGGCTAATCATGTACATTTCGCAGTTGCATTTCATCAGATTAATGATGAGGCACGAATTAAATTAAAATCAATGTTTGAACGTGTTCGTGAGGATTCTCCACACGATTGGTTCTCTGATATCTTTGTTGAGGGAGACTTAACATATGAAGAGACAGAGAAGTATGAGTGGACTACTGCAAATATCGGCCCAAAGTGGTGTTATTTTGAAGACCGTCTTGCTGATGAAAATGATGTGTATTTCACTGGTGAATCTGCATGGTGTGCTCCAACAGAAGGGTTGCAGAAACTATTAGGTATTCTTGTTGAATATGACCCTAAAATCATTACATCTATCTGTTATGAGGATGAAGGCCCAAACTTCTTTGGTGTAGAAATCTATGATGGTGAAGAGATGTATGATGGTTCTGAGTACAGTTATGAAGAAACCATTGACCTTGTTATCAAAGATTCAGAACGATTGACTGAGGACTCATATAACACAGAAACAGAAGAGTGGATTGATGAGGAAGCAGAAGATGTTTTCCATGAAGAGATGTGGGAAACAATCAGTAACGTACAATACAGTCTTATTGGTGAGTGTGAGGAAGCAATTAAGGAGGATCAAAGTGAGTGAATCTATCAGGGACAGACGGCTGGTAAAAGCAGAGAAGGTGCAGTATTTTGAAGAGTTGTCTGATCGTGGGCATGAAGGGATTGTTAGACGTATTCGTAAGGAAACAGAGACATTGACGTACTTCCCAGAGAATGCATCAATGCCTCATAATCCGACAATCACTACGTCAGTCGAGTACCTATGATTGTAATGAAACCTGTTGATTATAGGGTTGCGACTCTATTTGTACAGGAGCGACATTACAGTCAGGTAATGCCAAGACTAACCAAGCACTGGTTGGGTGCTTATCAGGACGATGTGCTGGTGGGTGTTCTAACGCTGGGTTGGGGTACTAATCCAATGGGGACAATCAAAAAGATGTTCCCAGAACTAACCACAGCAGACTACTTTGAGATAGGTAAGATGTGCATGGATGAGTCTATGCCCCGAAACTCTGAGTCACAGATGCAGAGTGCTACTATCGCTTGGATTAAGAAGAACAAACCAGACGTTAAGTTCCTATACACATGGGCCGATGGTATTGTGGGCAAGCCCGGCTACGTCTATCAAGCAGCGAACTTCTTGTATGGTGGATTCATCTGGAGTGACGTATATGTCACAGACAGTGGTGAGAAGGTACACTTCAGAACGATACAACGTAAGATGAAGAAAGTAATGAACCGTATGGACACCAAGTATGGGCCTCGCCCAAGTGATGCTCATATGGGTGAAATGGGATTCTCTCGTGTATTTGGTAAGCAGTTTAGGTACATATACCCGCTCAGTAAGAAGTCTAGGAAGATGTTAAAGAAGTCTACAATGGAATGGACACTAGATTATCCAAAGGGTAAAGACTTGCAGTGGAAGATTAAACGTCCAGGCGAGCTATCCTACACGCTCACAGCCACCATGCCTTACGAGCACCAAGGAAATAGTGTAGAACACAATAAGAGTAACGTAAACAGAGTTGCAGACAAATATGGTGTTGCAACCCTTGACAACTTCTTCTAATTATGTTACAGTAACATGTATAAATACTTGTAAGGAGATTATACATGGCATTCAATTTTCGTCCAAAAAATACAAATGAGATTCTAAAGAAGAAAAAGAAGTCTTCTGAGTCTGCTGCATCAGTGTATGAATTTGTAAATAAGAACTATGGAGAGACTATAGTTCTTGACCCCACAAAAGATTTTAATGTTATTAAGATTCCAAGGACAGTCGAGAAGAAAGATAATATTGCTAGCATTAAAAGAAAAATGACAGCTCAATTCGACATAAAGAATTTGAACATATCTTTTGGTAATGGTTCTGGTGCTGGTGGTTCCAACATGAACGCTGCTGATACTGCAATGCAAGAAAACGCAACACGCTTTGTTTGTGAACAGTTCATTGATGGTAGAGGAATGCCGACTGGCGACTTGATTGCAAAGATATATCCAAAATACGATGATGCATGGCATACCACTTTTGAAATGCAAGCATCATCACTAAAAAAATGGTTGGGTTCGAATAGAGGATATGAATACTCTAGAGATAAGGGTATCATGCCTTATTTGGAAGGTATTGCAATTAACAAGTGTGGAGTATCTACAAAAGACTCTTGGAACCCTGCTGACATATATCTTGTGAAGATGCAACAAAAAGCAAGAATAATGACTGAGTTGAAGACAATCGGCGATTTAAAACTTGACACGAAACAGAAACTTGACATGCTCAACAACTACATGCGAAGACTCTTTATCAAGAGAGAGTTGATTGGCATTTCACTAAAGAAACTAGGTAAGTCTGCATCATTAGAAGAAACCAATGTAACAACACTAAACACCATTAGTGATATATCAATAATGAGAGGCAGTATCAAACTAAACCTCGACCTTGCAAGGAATGATGAGTTCAACACAGGAGAACTTGCATTTAAAATTAATGTTGGAGGTAAAGAGGTGAACGTACAGGTTCGTGCATTCTCTGGTGGTGTTCGTGAGTCTACACAAATGGATATGACAGGACAGGGCGCTGCAGCGAAACTAGGTAAAGTATCGTCTAAAGAAGCGATTGATCCATTCCTCTCTACAGTTGGTTTAAAAAGAAGAATGGGTTCACAAATACCAGCAGTAGGAAAGTTCTCTGAAAGCAATATCAAATCGTATGTCCTAGAACAAAAGAAACTGTCTAGTTTAACTATCGGTGGTAGTACCATAGATTTTGGTTCTGATGATTGGGAAGACACGATGCGAAGAGTTGTTGAACTAGAAAAAGAGAACAATCGTGTTGCATCACAACTATCTGCTAAACTTCAGTGTTTTCAGTGGTTGACTATATTGAAAACCATAGATCAAAGAGGTAAACTTGAAGATTTCCTATCAATACTCTATTATGGTGCAAAGAAACAGTACGAAACAGCAGGGCCATTTCTAAAAATATCTTAATTAAAGGAGTCATAACATGGCTTATAGTGAAAAAGTGTTAGACCATTACGAAAATCCTCGTAATGTTGGTAAGATGGACGGTGAAGACCCCTCAGTTGGTACTGGAATGGTTGGCGCTCCCGCTTGTGGTGATGTAATGAAACTACAGATACAAGTTGAACAGGGTATCATCACTGATGCTAAGTTCAAGACGTATGGGTGTGGTAGTGCAATCGCCTCATCATCATTGCTCACAGAGTGGGTGAAGGGGATGACTATAGAGAGGGCAGGGGAGATAAAGAACATGGAACTTGCAGAAGAGCTTGCATTACCACCTGTTAAGATACATTGTAGTGTATTAGCAGAGGATGCTATCAAAGCAGCGATAAAGGATTATCAAGGGAAACAGTAATATGGTAACACTAACACCACCAGCACTTGCCAAGATGCACGAACATATGCACCAGAGAGAGAATACCTTGGGTATACGACTTGGTGTGAGAACATCTGGTTGTAATGGGTATGCATATGTACTGGAGTTTGTGAGTGAGTTGGATAGTACGGATACAGTCATAGAGAACGATGGACTCAAGTTCTTCTTAGACCCTAAGAGTCTAATAGCACTCAATGGTACTGAATTAGACTATGTACGACAAGGACTGAATGAAGGATTTGAGTACAATAACCCTAATGTGAAGGCTTCATGTGGATGTGGAGAAAGTTTTACAATATAAACCCCTTGACAATCCCCCAGTAATGTAGTATAATAGATACTGTAATAACAACTGGAGAGAAATATGAGCGGTATTCTTAGAAATGCACTCAAAACACCAGATGGTACTGTAATAACAAGTCGGCACAGACATGACTATGTTACACATACAGATACTAATGGTAAAGAATACATCATTGATGGTGGACTAGACTATATACGCTCTAGTGCTAACGGTGATGAGGAATATCTAACAGTCACTATAAACCATGCCCATGATGACATTCGTGAAGCGTGTGAATGGGGGTCTTATGGTAAGGATGGATCAGAACCATTACATTATAAGAAACTTATGGACATGTCAGAAAGCCACATCGAAGCAGTTCTTAGTAACGTCACCGCCATCAACCCATCAATTAAAAAAGCAATGCAATATGAATTGGAGTACCGATATGCCGGCCTTAATACCTGTAGATAGATTTGACATTGAACAAGAAATCATGCAAATCGGACACTTTACAACAATCTTAAAAAACTATGCCGATATGATATATGATGGAGAAATCACATCATCTGATGCTGACTCCATACACACATCTTTGCATGGATTTGCAAACTTGCTGGATGCACATTCAGATAAGATGTATGAGTCTCATAAGAAGCACTATAACTTGGATGAGTATAGTTAAGTGGCTAAAAAACCAGATGTCGGTGATTGGATAGAACATACATGTGGACTCAATGGAAGGCGTGAGGGCGAGGTACTTGAGAAACTATCTGCTCAGTTCACTTATAAGTCAACAAGTGGACACGAGAAGTTTTGTCTATATACAGAAGCATGGCGAAAGTTGCCCAGACCAGAGGAGAGTGTAAGTGAAGACGAAGATACACATAAACCAGCACATAATAAAAAGCAACGCAAAAAGCGGAAAACGTGAACCAGTAATCACTGCTAAGACGTACAAAGAGAATCGGTATGGACACGAGGTTCATATCAAGGGCGACAGTAAAGTCGTGTATAGTCCAGACAAGCCCCTATCATGTGGTGCAAAGGTATGGATTGAGACAGAAGGTGAGGTTATAGTAATATGAGTAATATTGCAGTACAGGTGACTGTATCGCTCGATGAGTTTGAGACATGTGACTTGCTCACAGAGTTGATGCATAGAGTGGGAGATCATCTAGGTGATCCAGAGCCGAGATACGATATGTGTATGGAGTCGTTATCAGAACAAGACCTCAATGACTTACATGTGACACTATATCAGATAGAACGCAAGTGGGATGAATACAAAGAAAAGATTATGGTGTAAGTGGGTATCGTTGGATTCACCAGAATTGGCAAGTCGTGGATATATCACGTTATTGTAGTAAGAGGACGCCGTAGTTATGATATCCCGCTAATATTTCCTTTCTATTGGCTAGTGTATAAGGTATGGCGATATCGTGTAAAGAGACACACAGAATACCTAAGAACTAAATATAAAAAGTAGTTGACAAAGGGACTTTTTAGTGTTACAATAGTATGGTAAATGAGGCAAGAGCATATCAGTTGGACAACAGACAGAGGTACGTTGTCTACTATAAGAATAGGTTAGTCATTCAGACATCCTATAAACATCTTGCTATTTCGGTTGCGAAAGCGATCAATACAGGAGAAAAGATATGTCTTTAGCAACTGAAACACCCAAAGCCATCTGGAGTGGGTATTACGCTGTAAGAGTACAGATAGACG